AAAGAAGAGGACCAAGAACAAAATGGCAGAGAATCATCAGAGAAACGGTGTTTGAGATCCTGATCGGCGCCGCAATCGGACTTGCATTTGATGTAATGTTATTTATCTGGTTGCTTGTAAGGTGAAGGAGGTGAGAAAAAATGCATGAGATACCCAAGATACTGACAGAGAAAGAATTTGCCAAGCGACTGCAGCTGGCCAAAGAAACTCTGAACGAATATAACTGTAAAAATGACATCGAAAAAGGCTTAATCGTAATGTCCGGATGGGTAAGCGCTGATGGCCAACCGGTATATACACCGGCACAGCTTAAGAGACTGTTTGATCTAGTTTACAAAGGAGATGATACCGATGGGACAGAGAATGTGGCAGACGCCATCTGCTAAGCAGGAGTGCAGGAACTGCGCCTACATGAGAGATTTGGGCGATGGAGAGTGCATATGCGGGAAAGACCCATCCATAACGGTCATGGAAGAGTACCAGGAATCAGAAGACTACAGATCCTGTGGATGCCCGGAATGGAGATGGGGATAGTGATACAAGTGAATAAAAAAATAAGGCACATCATTATGCGGATGATGTACCTCAAGACTTCTTCGCCTACCGAAAATATAAGTCAAAATCATAATACCATCGGCGGGCGGAAAAATACGGGCATTTTCGTCCGTTTTCATCACTTGTTAAGAATATTAAAGATAGGACATACAGGTGGATGAAAAAGAGATATAAAAGACTGATATATACGTTTGAACATTCGGTAGAGGTATATGAATACCTGGATGGGAAGTATGGAGCACCGGGAACGAAAAGAGGGAAGAAGAGAAAAGCCACATTGGAAGAGATCCGATTCCGGAATCAGTGGAATAGAGAAAGAAAAGCAAGGCATAAGCTGAAGACGTGGTTCCATGAGAATGATTACCTGGTATTGTTCACATACAAAAAGAATAAGCGTCCACCTGATATGGAGACTGCAAAAAAGCATCTGGCGCAAGCCATGAGGAAGGTGAGAGAAAAATATAAAAAAGCTGGGAAGAAAATGAGGTGGATGGCAAATATCGAAGTAGGTACAAAAGGAGCCTGGCATGTACATATAGTTATAAATCGGATACCGGATGCGGACATCATCATTAAGGATGCCTGGGAGCATGGAGCAGTAACCTTCAAGCACCTGTATGAGGCAGGAGATTTCAGAGATCTGGCCGGATACATCACGAAAACACCAGAAACATGTGAACGCTATGGAGAACACTTGAGAGAGACAAGCTATCATGCGTCCCGCAATATGCCTCTGAAGGAACCGGAAGAAGAACGCTTTGTGCAATGGAGAGAGATCAAGGACAGGAAAGGCTACTACTTAGATAAAAATACATACTACGAAGGAACAAATAAATTCACCGGGTACAAATACCGGTATTACACCATGATTAAGTTGGATAGGAGGATTTAAAATGCTGATTTTAGATAGAGCAAGCGAAAACAAACTGGAAGAGCTGGTATTAGTATCTCGAAAACTCAATGGAGTATTGAGAGAAATCTACCCGGGAGTACATAAGATTGAACCGGATCGCGCCGCTCTACTGTGGTGTGCAATCGATGATGAAATTGAAAAAAGACAGAAGCAGATCGACAAGATTCTTGCGACGGAGAGCGGAGCAGAACAGATTGTACTACGGAGAGCCTGCAGTGAGTTAAAAAAAGAATACGAACAGTACAACCAGTTAATGGAAGAACTCTATGGAGAAGAACTTCTACCAGCCACTATTCCGGAACTGCTGATTGGATCCGTGAAGAGAGCAACACTGGAGATGAAAGAGTCGAACCAAACACTGCAGAATATCAAAGAGGCAATGAAAGAACATGTTTAGAGTAGATATTTACATAGTCACAAAATGCAGTTCCAACAGTAAAACACTGGGAAAATATGGATTCGTATGCACCTGTGCTAAGAAGTCCGGAGAGATTGGAAAAATCCAAGATACCGGTCAGATAAAAGGCACACGACACGAAACAGAAGTAAAGGCGATCACAGAAGCATTGAGCCGCCTGAACCAGTCATGCGAGGTCCATATTCACTGTGAGGATACGTTCGTGGTCAACATGATCGACTATCACATTAGTGGATGGGCTGGAAATGACTTCCGGAAAACCAATGGAACACCGATCGCCAACGCAGAAGGCTGGCAGAAGCTCTGAAAGAAGATGCAGGGGCATTTGATCAGGATGAAAAAGGGACGACATGCATACAGCAACGAAATTAGAAAAACAATGGAGGATACATAGATGTTTGATAAATTTGGAGAATTTGACTCTGCTGACGAAATCAACAGGGAGGCAGCAGCACAGTTAAAAGAAGGGGATCTGGACGCTATTAAGACAATAGCAGAAGAAAATGGCTTAGATCCGGAGGACGCAGAGGATTTTTGCACCGGTGCAATAGATTCTCTGACTACTCCATTACTGGCAGCGATCGGGAAATTGGAAATGGAATCGAAAGATTTAGGACTCAAAAACATGATGGAAGACTGGAAAAACTTCCTGATTCAGATGTGTGAAGAAGATGACCAGATGGCGCAAGCTGTACGTAAGAAAGGAAAAAGTCTTGAAAAATGTATGGCACAGATATTAAAAGTATCGTTTGAAACGAAAGCGCAACTGGATGATAGAATCGTACGGGCAGCAGGCTTAAAACCACCTATCTATCTTGGAATTCCTGGAAAAGCACAGATTAGAAAAATTGCAGAAAAATATTATAAGGGTGAAGAAAAATGAGAACATACAAAGGATTCACAGAAGATCTGAAAGCAACCTACGGGAACGGAATCTTCCAATACGAGCCTGGAAAAACATACAGGGAAGAGAAAAGTAAAACCAGAAGTACAGGCTTCCACGCTGCAGAATATCTCCCAGACTGCATGATGTGGTACGGGCTGAACGATAAAAGCCGGTTCTTCTTGTGCGAATCAGGAGGAAGTATCGATGAAGAGGACGGCTGCTCCATGGTAGTATCCACGGAATTGACGCTGATCAAAGAACTGGATCTGCTGGATATCGCCGGCCACACCATGATGTACATGGTCGAGCACCCGCAAAGAAAATGGATCAGTATGGTGGGTGGAGTAATGATCACGAGCGATGCTGCACATACAGGAGCAGGCAGACTGCTTGCAATAGCAAGAGGAGAAAGACCGATCGTATACGGGATTGAGGGAACGGCGGTCGGATGGATCCTTGAGAGCGAAGGAAACATTATAGCGGCCAAGGTTGGCATAGTAGGACAAGCTGGAATAGAACCGGGAGTAAAATATACGATCACAGCCAACCGGGAACTCGTGGAGGTGCAAGATGAAACGGAAAGCAATTGAGAAGATAGAACCAGCAAAGACCAGGAAAAAAGGGCATATCGCGACAGTCCAGACATTAGACGATATTGCAATCATTAATGTATTCAATGACAAGGTTCTGGCAGTGAGATACTGCATCAACTGCAAAACAGGAGAACACGAATATTGGACCGAAAAGAATGGCTGGAAGAAAGGAAAACTCATAACAGCAATAGAAGGAAACTGGTACGAATGGGTATGGATGAAACATGATTATAAGTATCCAAAGATTGCTTCAGAGGAAGATAGAAAGAGACTCTTGGATATAACACAGGATAAATATTGCGCAAACGATGTATGGAGTCGGATAGATCACATGGAATACAGTTACGATTATGACATTCGGCAGACTGCAGAACATAACAGAAGAGCGAAGATAAATAATTTCATGATCAAAGCACCGAAGCTTCCGAAAGATGCAGATGAATGGTTCTTTGAAAAAACAACTGGCGAGGATTATATGTTTAAAGAAAAAGGAACAGAGAACTTCAGCTGTACAAATTGTGGAGAATCATTTGACAGATCTGAGTTGACGCCGATACATCAGGGCAAAAAGAAAGCGACTCACAATGACATGGTGCGATGCCCGTCTTGCGGGAAACTCGTTCAGGTAAAAACGAGAACAGATCATATCACAGCCCCCCCTGAGAGCTTATATAAACTTGATAAGATCGACGAAACAGCAAGTGTATTAAGAATCTTCCGTGTAGATATCGAATGGGATTCCGGAAGGCATCGGATAGAAATTGATGAAGAAATACGCATTGTGATATACAAACAGGACCTCTTTAAGAGCAATAGATACAATTACAAGATTTTTTACAATATCCCATGGGAAGGATGGCATAAAAGCAACAACCTGAATTACCGGGCACGGGATGGCTATATGTATCCTGGAGATTACAAGGGAACGCTGAAGAACACCGCTTATGAAGATGGCACAAGGATCGTGGAATTCCTGGCAGCAGCCGGTTGGAAATTAAACTACAACCGTCTGCTATCCGGAGTATACCAGGTAAAAGGTTACGCAGAAAAGATAGAATATCTGGCCAAAGGACGATTCCGGAATCTACTGAGAGAAACTGTTGCATGTACAGAATATCCGGGATGGAACATGGCATACTACGGACCATTAGACATAAGGGCAAAGAACATAAACAAAATGTTCTACATCAACGATCGGCAAAAAATCAACCGGATCCGTGACGAAAACGGCGGAAATGAAATGGTTCGCTGGATGCAATATTCAGACGAAACAGGAGAAAAGATACCGACAGAAACTCTGAGATGGCTGCTGAGATGTGGACTTGGGCCGGAGGATATTAGATATCATGCCGGAAAGTATCTGAGCACTACACAGCTGATGAATTACATCAGCAGGCAGCAGAAAGAACAGTATCCGGGATTCACGGAAGAAGCTGTCCTGGAGCAGTACAACGACTATCTGAGCATGTGTAAAGCATGCAACAAGAATATGCAGGACGAGCTTACATATCGGCCGAGAGAGCTGAAAAGACGGCATGATGAAATTGTGATCGATAAACAACAGATGGATATTCTGAAAGAAATGATGGCAAGCCAGGCAGAAAGAGAACAATATGCTCAGGAAATGCGGGAGAAATACCCGACAGCAGAGCAGACCTTACACGAGATCAAAGAGCGCTATGAGTACGAAAACGAAGAATACAAGATCATCGTACCGGAATCACTGGTGGATATCGTAAAAGAAGGACGTGCCCTGCATCATTGCGCCGGCAGCAGTGAGCGGTATTTTGACAGGATCGAGACAAGAGAAACCTATATCTGTTTCTTGAGAAGAAAAGAACAGGAAGGCGTGCCGTTCTACACGATTGAGGTTGAGCCATCCGGAACGATCAGACAGCACCGGAGCTACATGGATGAAGAACCGGGAATTGAACAGATCAGAGATTTCCTGAAGGAATGGCAGAGAGTTCTGAAGAAACGTCTGACCAAAGCAGACAAGGAGCTGGCCAAGATCAGCAAAGAGAAGAGAAATGCAAATATAGAAGATCTGAAAGCAAAGAACAATACAAGAGTCCTGCAGGGACTGGCAGAAGACTTCATGGACGCAGAAGAAATCGAAGAATTATTAGAAAAGGCGGTATAAGATGGACGAGCTTATAAATTACAACGGGTATGAAGAGTTTAAACAGGCAGTAAACAGAGTATTAAACAGAACGGTGGAGGACTTTGTCCTCACCGGTTATCTGCTGAAACAGGCAAGAGATACAGACATTCTTCAAGGTTCCGGATATGCAGATGAAAAAGAATTTGCCTGGAGCGAATACAAACTGGACACCTCTCAGGTATCGAGATATATAAAAATCAACGATAAATTTTCAGAAGGTGGCTATTCCCCGAAACTGCAGGACCAGTACCAGGGGTTCGGTTATGCGAAACTTGCATTAATGTTGACACTTCCGGAAGAAGTAGTAGAAGAATTGACACCTACATACAGCAAAACAGAGATTCAGGCAGTAAAAGAGGAAATCGAAGAGGAAGAGAAAATCACAGATATCGAAGTAATCCTGGAAGGACAGAAGGAAGAACAGAAAGACCTCGGCAATCTGGAAAAAGCATTGCACCAAATATTCCATGATGAACCGGAATTATATAAAACTATGTACGAAACAGTACGGACAACCTGCGGAACAAAATATCTGCAGGAAGTACTTGCACCGGATGGAGATAAGATCTACAGCACACGCATTCAGGGAATTGGACGGATTATGCTCTATATGCATGAGTCGAAAGATATTACATTGCACATGGTCCGGTCGGGAGATAAAGAGTTCTATTCCTGGGACGATGCATTGAGCTACTGCACAATGATCACAGACGGCGAAGATGCGGAAAAGACCTGGGAAGAGGTGTATGGAGAAGAATTCCCGAAAAAAGAAGAAATTGCACCGGTGCAACCGAAAAAGAGAAAAGAATCCAAGGTGGTAAAAGCGAAGAAACCAGAACGGAAATCTATAAAAACGGAACGATCGGAAACAAAACCAGCAGAACCACAAACAAAACAGCCGGATCCACCGACAAAAAGCGAGGAATTACCAACAAAAAATGAAGAAAAACAAACTGAGACACCTGACACCACTGCAGTACCTGCAGAAACAAAAGAGAAAGAGTCAGAAAAGGCAGAAGAAACTCCGGAAACAAAAACCGAGTTCCAACAGGAAATTACTGATGAAACTCAGATTCCGGGGCAGACAGAATTAATCAAAGATTTCCCGGAATACTGCCCGCCGGATATGAATACTCCGGAACAACAGGATCAATCAGAAGTCAAGCCGGCATATGCTACAAGAAGAATATATATAGCATCTGTCGATGCCGATACGGCAGCAGAATACATGGGAAAAGCCATGGAAAAGGCAATCCGTAATATGCCGGGAGTAAGTTTCGGAGTCTTGACGAAGGAATCATTCTGGAAAGAATTCTTCGAAACCGAGGTTGATCGGAATGGAGCTGAGATTGAATGTGTGAATTAATGTTTCCGAAGCCAACCAAGAAGAAAAAAAGAAAGCACCATCCAGCTCCGATCGTGGACACCGTAAAAGGCGAATGCTTCCTGTGCCGACTGGAAGGCATCCGCCGGCAGCAGTACACAGAAGAACACCATGTATTCTACGGTGGCGGATTAAGACAGGTAAGCGAAGAGAATGGCTTCAAAGCCTATCTGTGTCCGGCTCATCACAAAGACGGACCGAGGGCAGTACATAACTGCAGAGAGACCAGAGAACTGTTATGCCGGATATTCCAGAGAAAGTATGAAGAAACCCATACGAGAGAAGAATTCAGAGCATTAGGCATAAAGAATTACTTGGAGGATGAAAATGGATAGAGAGATATTATTTAAAGCAAAGCATGAACATGTAGTAGTCGCAAATAAAGACCTGGAAGGGCAATGGGTAGAAGGTCTTCTCTGGGATGAAGACTATATTTATAGCAAAGACCTGGAATGCGAAATGCTAATTGACAAAAATACCATTTGCGCCTATACGGGATTGCATGACAAGAACGGCAAAAGAATATGGGAAAACGATATCCTGATGTGTCACGACAATCCGAAAGATCTTGTAAAAGCAGTATTCGGAGAGTTTAACGTCATAGAAGTGGAAAGCGAAGAAGTAATAGACAGTGTAATTGGATGGCATTACGAAGTGATTCCGACGGATGCGCTCAGCAAGTGTGAACCGTTCTGCTACTCAATGCCATTAACAGACACGTATATTATGCTGAATGAGATGGAAGTGATAGGCAATATATTTGATGATCCGGAATTGCTTGAAGAAAGGGATAGAAAAGATGAAAGAATGGAAGAAACAGAAAGAATATGACGGAACAAATTCATATACGCTTATATTCGGCCACCATCTGAACAAGCCAAAGAACATTCTGTGTTTATTCAGAGGAGAAATGACTGATGATTGGTATACAACATCGAGCGTGCTTAGAACTAATTGGACATGGTTAGCATCTGGAACAACAACGGATGATGAAGCGAAACTTTTGGTAGAGGAAATGATACAGGAACACTATGAAAACGAAATAGGATATTACCAAGAAATACTGGATGAATTCGAACGGGGTGATAAAAATGAGACTGATTGATGCTGATGCAGAGATAAAGAAAATCGAAGAAGAAATCGAGCGGTCATACAAAGTCATTGACCGATGGAGATCAGGAGGAATGCCTGGCAGCAGTCTATATGACATAGACGAAAAGGTACGAAGAATTGAGAAAAACATAGAAAATTGCAGAATAGAAATCAAAATGCTGAAAAGCTACACTACAGCATACAATCCAGAAGCAATTGTAAAGAAACTGGAAGGCAAGATAGAATATGCCGGAAGATTAATGGTAGAAAAACCGGCGGATAAGCTTGATGAAATTGCCAATAATACAGCAGAAGATTACATACAGGCATATACAGAAGCGATCGAATTGGTGAAAGGCGGTGGAAACATTGAACAGCCAGGAATATGACCAGATAGAAGAAGCGGCCAATAGACTGCAACACGAAGCAAGTGTCAAATGCAGCAGAGAGCTTGAAAAAGCCCAGAAGTATAAAGAAGGTTATACACAGGGAGTAGAGGATCTGCTGAGATGCATAAGAAGAGGTGAATGACATGGAGATAAAAGAAAAATTAAAACACTGGTCCATAATGGTACTGACAAACCGGTGCCTGGGATGCTGCTTATTCTGCGAATGGTGGGATATGTGTAAATGGGAAACGGAGGACAGGAGAAAGAAATCATGATACAGAAACACCCAAAAGATTGGCATGAAGTACTTACAAAAGAAACGGAGAGATAAAGAATGAGTTTACAAGAATGGGCAAAAAATGAAGTTGAAATCGCATGCAAAAGAGAAAATCCGGATAGAAAAGAAGGCGAATTTGATTATGGATGCGCTTGCTACGAAAGTGCATTAAAGGCATTTGAGAGCTTATGCGAAGATGGTCACAGTGGTATGAGTATCGGATTCACAAAACAGATTTTGAATAGACTGATCGATGGAAAGCCACTGACTCCGATAGAAGATACAGAGGAAATGTGGAAAAGATCATGGACAGATGAGAAAGGAAAACATTATCAGTGTTCGAGAATGAGTAGCTTGTTTAAAACAGTAACTCCGAATGGAGAAATAAAGTATTCAGACATTAATAGGTGTTACTGTGTTAATCGCAATCATCCTAATTATGGATACCACAATGGATTTATCGGAAGTATATATGATGCGATGTATCCGATCACGATGCCATACGCACCGGCGGATAAACCGGACAAAATAGTTTGTGATGAGTTACTCACAGATCCTAAAAATGGAGATTATGATACAAAAGCAATAATTTACATAGAAAAACCGGATGGGAAGAAAGTGAAAATAAACAGATATTTTAAAGAATCCGAAGAATCATTTAAGGAAATATCATGGTTAGAATATCAAATCCGCAGATACAAAGACTGGAGAAGGAGGAAGTGGTTAGGAAATGACGAGGAAAGACATTCTTAAAAAATACGGATTCAGCTGGATGAGCAATGTCAACCTGAAGGAAGAACTTTCGGAACAGGCGGCAGCAGAATTTGAAGATTTGATAAGAAACCTGGCCGAACATAACCGTGGACCAGCACCACCAGAAACAGGCTGGAAGAAACGGATGTACAACCAATTCATGAAAGGAGCAGGCAGATGACACGAAACATGATCATCGGGATATGGCTAACAGCATTCCTGCACCCTGTAATTTTCCCATGCGTCCTACACACAGCAAAGGAGATGGAAAAATGGTGGGACAAGAAGAGAGTACTGTGGCACGTAGAGCAGCTCCGGAAGATAGAAGAAAAATATAAAGAATAGCACCAACTGGCATTGTATCACGAATAACCAGTCAACATAGAATTCCCTCCGGCATCGGCCGGAGGAGAAAGGAGAGGCCGTGGCAAAAGAAGTTAAGGAGTCTCCGAATAAAGACAGACACCTGTGTAAGAAATGCGTCTACAGGTCAGGGAGAACCGGAATGGGACGCTGTAACTATATCGCAGTTGCAGGACACAGCAGAGGCTGTAAGCCGGAAGAATGCACAGTATTTGTAAAGGGGAGGAAGCGCAAGAAAGCGCTGTGGTAAAAAACATGTGTGCGATATCGCACAGAAAGGAGAACCATGAATCATGAAGGTTATCAGGATCCGACAGCAGAAAGGGCGTTGCGCAGACACAACCAGATGCCCTACCATATGCGCAGGGCACTGACCGATCTGCAAGACATAGCAAGTTTGTTTGGATTTGATATCATAACAATCAAGGACAGGCGGACGGGGAGGAAGTATAGAGTTGAAGAGAAGACCGATCAATAAAGATAAATATGGAATCAGCAAACACAGGTATCTGGAGGTCATACATCATTGCTTACAATATCCGGAATGGCGGGAAGAACTTGAAAATATGACAGATACTGTGAAAGCAATACAATATGGCCAAGAAGGAAAGGGGAGTCCAAGCCAGGCATCGGCTACAGAATGCCTGGCTATCAAACGTGCGGAGCTACAGGAAAAATGTGAACGAATCGAGCAGACAGCAATAGAGGCGGATGCAGATATCTATCAGTGGTTATTAGAAGGGGTTACCACAGATTATGCGACTTACATATACCTTCGGGATGCCAAAGGGCTCCCGTGCGGGAATCAGAAATATTACAGAGCAAGGAGGAAATTTTACTGGTTGATGTCAAAAAAAATATAAAACACACAAAACATCACCACTCACGGCACATAAAAGTGTGTTATTATGATATTGTCCGAAAATTGAAAAGGACATATTCACCCTGAAGGTGGCAGCAGATGATGCTGCCACCTTTTTACGTGAAAATAAAAGATAAAACGAGATTGTTGAAAGATAAAAATCAAAAACGAAATGAATGAGGGGTGGTGAGGCGTGGCAAGAGCACCTGATCAGAGGGCTGTTGAAGCAAAAGAATTATATGACAAAGGGATGAAATTAATTGAGATTGCTAAGAAACTGGATGTTCCGGTTGGGACAGTCCGGAGCTGGAAGAACAGACAGTGCTGGGATAATGCAACGTTGCAAAAGAAAAAACGCAACGTTGCGAAAAAAGAGGCGGTCAGCCGGGGAACAAAAATGCCAAAGGACATGGCGGGACAGGACCGCTGGGAAACAAGAATGCAGTTAAGACAGGAGAGTTCGAAACTCTCTTTTTTGATACCCTGAATCCGGAAGAACTGCAGCTGGCCGAGACGATTGGACTCGACAAAGAGCAACTGCTTTTACAAGAAATACAGCTACTTACGGTTCGTGAATACCGCATGTTGCACCGAATAGAAGCATTGAAAAATGCTGAAACACAGCAAAACGAGGATGAGAAGTCGCCACCGGGGATGACGGTAGTAAAATACACCGATGGACTGGAAAAAGGAGACTGTACAGAACTAAAAGAATATGCCGGAATACTTGGACAGATACAGCAGATAGAAGATGCACTCACGAGGGTACAGGCCAAGAAACAGAAAGCAATCGAAACTATCCATAAGTTTGGCTACGATGATGCCAAGTTAGAACTTGCTACGATGCAGTTAGAACTCCAGATCATGAAACAGGATGGAGGATCGCATGAAACAGCGGACGACGGATTCATGGATGCCATGAACGCTACAGCTTCAGAAGTTTGGGGTGATCAGGATGTATGAAAAGATCACAAATCTGAAGAAAAAGATCCAAGATATGAAGAAAAGCCGTCTGCAGACAGTATATAACCAAATATTCAAGTTCAAACCGTTCTCAAAAAAGCAGAAACAGGTGCTGACATGGTGGTGTGCGACGTCGCCCGTAAAAGATTACGATGGGATTATAGCAGATGGAGCTATCCGATCGGGAAAGACAGTATGTATGTCGCTATCCTACGTGATGTGGGCGATGGAAACGTTCAACGGACAGAATTTCGCCATGTGCGGGAAAACCATCGGATCATTTCGAAGGAATGTACTGTTTTGGCTAAAACTCATGCTAAAGGCAAGAGGCTACGGTGTGGTAGACCACAGAGCCGACAACCTGATAGTGATCACAAGAGGAAAAACGACCAATAACTTCTACATATTCGGTGGAAGGGACGAAAGCTCCCAGGACCTGATACAGGGAATCACACTGGCAGGAGTCTTCTTTGATGAAGTGGCGCTTATGCCGGAAAGTTTTGTGAATCAGGCTACTGGCCGATGTTCGGTAGATGGATCGAAGTTCTGGTTTAACTGCAACCCTTCCGGACCTTACCATTGGTTTAAGGTCAATTGGATAGACAGAGCCGTTGGATACATTGGAAAAGAACGGGCAGCAGAGTTAAGGGCGAAAGATGAACCGGTCAAGAATATCCTATACGCACATTTCGTAATGGACGATAACCTGAGCCTCAGTGAAAAGATCAAAGAAAGATACCGGAATACATACAGAGGAGTATTCTACAAGCGTTACATTCTCGGCCTGTGGGCGATGGCAGAAGGTGTTATCTATGACATGTTCGATAATGAAAAGCATGTGGAAGATCCGAATGCATTCCAAACAAAGCTGATAAATAGCAATAGATACGTTAGTTGCGATTACGGAACACAGAATGCCACAGTTTTTCTGCTGTGGAACAAAGGAACAGACGGTGTTTGGTACTGCACCAGAGAATACTATTACTCTGGACGAGACAAAGGAAGGCAAAAGACAGATGCAGAATATGCAAAAGATTTAGAAAGCTGGCTGGATGGAACAGAGATTAAAGCCGTTATCGTCGATCCGACAGCAGCTTCATTTATTGCTGAGTTGAGAAAAAGAGGATTTAGAGTAATAAAAGCAAAGAACGATGTAGAAGATGGTATCAGACTGGTGTCCACAAAGTTGAATTTGATTAAAATTATCTTTTCCAATGTTTGCCAAAACACAATCAAAGAGTTCGCATCGTACATTTGGGATGCAAAGGCCGCTGAACGAGGGGAAGATAAGCCGATAAAACAATATGACCATGCAATGGACGCAGTAAGATACTTTGTATATACAATCTTTGGGGATAAACCTCGTTTAAATAGAAACCTGAAAGGAGGACTATAAAGTGTTATTTCGATTGCCGTCAGAGGAAGAGCTGACAGATAACAAATTGAATGAATTCATAGCAAAACATAATGCAGAGTGCGCCTTTCGGTTCAAACATCTGAAAGATGCGTATGAAACAGACTACCAGATTTTTCACCAGAAGCCGAAGCCGGATTATAAACCAGACAATCGTATTGCTGTGAACTTTGCAAAATATATGGTGGATACATTTAACGGATATTTTATCGGGAATCCAATTAAGATATCTGTGGATGATGATGCTGCAGGCAACATCAAAAAATATGTGGAGCTCCTGGATCAGTACAATGATCAGGACGATAACAATGCGGAGCTGTCGAAGATCTGTTGCATTTACGGAAAAGGATACGAGATGTATTACGTGGATGAACTGGGAAATATCGGGATTACATATCTGACACCGTTTGATGCTTTTATGATCTATGATGATTCGGTATTGTGCAGAGAACGATACTTTGTTCGACTGTACATAGATTCGAATGACGTTTTGCACGGTAGTGTATCCGATGCGGAGAAGGTACGTTGGTTCACCCAGAAGGGAAAGCTTATCTGGGAGGAAGAAGAAAAGATACATGGATTTGACGGGGTGCCAGCTACAGAGTATGTGGAGAACAAGGAACGCACATGTATCTTTGAACCGGCAATCTCGATGATTGACGCTTATAACAAAGCAATCAGCGAGAAGGCAAATGATGTAGATTATTTTGCGGACGCGTACATGAAAGTGCTTGGAAGCAGGCTGGATGATGATGATTTAGAGCATATCCGCGATAAAAGGATTATTAATCTGGAAGGAGACGCCGATACTGTTATAGTTGATTTTCTGCAGAAACCAAACGGAGATACCACACAGGAGAACTTGATTGATCGCTTGGAGAAATTGATATTCCAGATCAGTATGGTTGCGAATATCTCAGATGAGAATTTCGGTACAAGCTCTGGCATTGCTATGAAGTACAAGCTGCAGGGAATGAGCAATCTGGCCAAGACGAAGGAGAGAAAGTTTACGTCCGGAATGAATCGACGGTACAAGTTGATCTTTTCCAATCCAGTATCTGGAATGAAAGAAGATGACTGGGTGAAACTGCATTACCATTTCACCCCGAATATTCCATCGAATGTACTGGAAGAGAGTCAGATCGCCGGCAACTTGGATGGAATCGTATCACAAGAGACACAGCTTGGTGTACTGTCTGTCGTGGATAATGTGCAGAATGAGATGGAAAAAATCGAGAGCGAACAGGAAAAAGCCAAGACAGATCCTGTTATGACACAAATGTTCGGAGGTGCGGGTGATGGCAAGCCAGGAGTACTGGAAGAACCGGGAAACGGAAGCAAAGAAACATAATATCATAGACGAAGAAGAGTATAACCGCCAGATTCAGGAAATCTATCAATCCATGATAGATGAAATCACAAAGGAAATAAATGGGTTCTATGCCAGATATGCCAAAAAAGAAGGCATTACGATGGCAGAAGCCAAAAAGCGCGCAGATAAGCTTGACATCGATGCCTATGCCAGAAAGGCAAAGAAGTACGTGGCAAAGAAAGATTTCTCGGATGAAGCGAATGAAGAGATGCGGATCTACAACCTGACTATGAAAGTGAATCGGCTAGAGCTCCTGAAGGCGAACATTGGCCTGGAGATGGTATCAGGCTTTGATGATCTTCAAAAGTATTTCGATAAGAAACTGACAAAGAGAACACTGGATGAATTCCGGAGGCAGGCGGGGATCCTTGGAAAGAGTATTATGAAAAACGAAAAGTATGCTCATGCAATTGTGAATGCATCGTTCAAAAATGCCACATATTCAGACCGTATTTGGATGTACCATGGTATGCTCAAAGCAGAGTTGGAAGGACTGCTTGCATCTGGACTGATTAAAGGAGAGAATCCGCGTAAACTCGCTAGACATCTAACGAAGCGTTTTGGAGTATCAGCCTATAATGCTGAACGACTCATGGTAACAGAGCTTGCAAGAGTGCAGACAGAGGCTCAGAAGCAGTCTTTTATCCGTAACGGTTTTGATGAGTATGTGTATGTTGCATGCACAAAAGGCGATGTATGTCCGATTTGCAAAGGGCTGGACGATAAGCATTTCAAGGTAGATGATATGATGCCCGGTGAGAATGCTCCGCCAATGCATCCGAACTGTCATTGCAGCACAGCCGCATATATGGATAATGAGGCTTATGAGGAGTGGATAAACAGCTATCAGGAACATGGATTGAATTTCGAAGATTGGAAGGCTTCAAGGGAAAGCGAAGAAAGTAAAAAGAAATATAAATATGCTGATACAGTTGTGAAGAAATCACTTCTTACGTCTTCGGAGTACCGAAAGAAATTCAATCAGGTATCCGGCAATTCAAAGGTGAATCGTAGAGCATGGAACATTTCCAAGGATATGCTAAGTCATAGATCTGGTACAAAGTTTGAAGATTTGGCATTTATCAATGTAGTCAATGGGAAATATGCAGTGAACAAAGACTATGATGTAGAGAGCAAGGCAAATATGAATAAACAAATGAAGCAGTTGCTGGAAGAATCGGAGCCAGAAACGATTATCGCAATACATAATCATCCAGGTAGCAGCGTTCCGAGTCTTGCAGATTTGATGACTTGTGTGAAACGAGGGTACAATTTTGGACTGGTAGCTTGTCATGACGGTAAGGTGTACAAATATTGGGTAGATAAGAATAAATTCAATTCTGTGAATGCTGGATTTGCCCTTGACCGGATGGAAACGCAAGGGTATGATAAAGAAGTAAGAACATGGCTAGAACAAGCAGGAGTGTATTTGGAGGTGTGGTAGCATGGATGAAGTGTATAAAAGAATATGCGATAAATTGGGTTGTGAACCTAAAGATATTGCAATTCCGGAGTTCAATACAGAGGATGATTCATGGGAAAGCCCCTTTAAAGTATTGACTAATGAAGAAATGAATTATATAGTGAATCACGGCTGCCTGCCAGGAATTGAACCAATTCAAAAGTAGCGATGCTGGAATGTCTTTGGAGGTGCTTTGATATGGCAGTTGATAAAGAATATGAAAGAATATGCAAAAAACTGGGATTCATTCCATCAGAGTATAAATATGATGGACCGATAGAAGAAGACGATACTTGGGTAAATCCATTCTCGGTTTTAACTGTAGAAGAAAATGATTATCTGTATGAAAACGGATATTTATATCAGAAATAAGTGTCACTAGTTAAAATGAGTAGAATGGATATGAAGTAATGTGGTATGGAAAAATGACACAAGAGCTGGAAAAGCTATATGACGATTACTACAAAATGTTCGGTCGTACTCCTGATGGATATATGGAGCTGGAATACGGAGAAGGCTCATATAAAGTGTATGTGAGAGATATTAAAAAATCATTAAAGCTGAAAAAAGAATTGCCAGAGTTTGTAGAATAAGTGTAAATTACTTCAAGAGTAAGGAAGTGAGATAAATGGCTCAAAATGATTATTTTGTGATTGTATACCGAGTTTTAAAGTACCTTTACGATTGCCTGAAAAAAGGCGAAAAACCAGAAGCCAGAGTATTTAGTTGCATCGACGTACAATATCCCGGAAAATTATTGGATATACATTCTTTTAAGCTTGATTAACGAAGAGTATATTAAAGGGATTAGGGTTAATCATACAAAAGATGGAGTAATTTTTGGTGATTTGCAAGAAGCTATTATCACTCCAAAGGGAATAGAGTATTTATTTGAAAATTCATTGATTGAGAAAGCCAAGAAAACATTGAAAGATGTAAAAGATATGATACCGTTTATTTAGAAAAGCCACTGATCATAATGATTGGTGGTATTTTTATACTCATTTTTCTCGGAAAGGATAGATGCAATTTGATTGAAGTAACCGTCCGCAAGGATGAAATAAAGATATCCGGGCATGCAAATTATGCTGTTTCCGGATCAGATATCGTGTGCGCCGGTGTAACAGCACTTGCACAGACACTGATCAAGTCCATAAAGGACCTGACAGACGATAAAATTGAATATGAGATATCTCCCGGGAGGGTGGATATAAAGTATGGGAATCTATTAGAGAAGTCGAAAACTCTGGTGGATTCCTTTTTCATTGGCATCTGTATGATTGCCGAGGAGTTTCCGGAGTATGTCCGGATCATGTAACTTAATGTGACCGGGATGTCGTTAAACTACACATTCAAGATGCAACGACCTGGGCTTAAATGAATGGGGCGGGGCGGAAAGGATAGATAAGATGAAACACATGAATAATCACTGGAGAATTCCAATGAGCAACCTGCAGTTATTTACAGAACCTGGAGGAGACGGCGGCGGATCCGGAGAAGGGAACGGTGCTGGAGCTGGGGCAGATACTGGAAATAACGGTAACACAACAATGTCATTTGATGATTTCCTGAAGTTGGGAGGCAATCAGTCAGAGTTCGACCGGCGTGTCCAGAAGGCAATTGATACGGCTGTGACAAATGCACAGACCAAATGGAAGACACTGACGGATGATAAGGTATCAGAAGCAGAAAAGCTCGCTCAGATGACTAATGAAGAAAAGGCAAACTATAGGGCGAAGAAAGCAGAGGATGCTTTGGAAGAAATGAAGCGCCAGAATGCCAGATCAGACATGGCGAAAGAAGCACGTAAGATGCTGGCGGATGAGGATATCACTATTCCGGATGAATTGGTTATGAACCTTGTGGCAGAAGATGCAGATGGAACTAAGGCAGCAGTAGAAGCCTTTTCAACTATGTATAAAGAAGCGGTCCAGAAAGCAGTGAAAGATGCGTTAAAGGGGAAAGCTCCAAAAGCAGGTAATGGTGGAGATAAACCACCGATGACAAAAGAACAGATCTTAGCAGTGAAGAATCCGTCAGAAAGACAGAAGCTGATCGCTGAGAACATCACATTATTTCAGTAAGAAAGGAAGTATGAAACATGCATGATATTAGAAGATTAGGTCTGCAGGTATTTGCAGCACCGAATAACCTGACAGGAGAAGTGCAGATCGAGGTAAAAGCCAGAGAGATTGACTTTGTCACATCCTTTGGTAAGAACCTGAAGGCACTGTTAGATATTCTGGGAATTACCAGAATGATCAGAAAGGAAAACAATTCGGTATTAAAGACCAAAACGGTAAAAGGTGAACTGCAGTCAGGAGATGTTGGAGAAGGCGAAGAAATCCCGATGTCCAGATACACAGTAGAAGAAAAGCCTTTTGATACGATCAAGATTGAAAAATATCGTAAAGGCGTATCTCTTGAAGCCATTTCGGAAAAAGGTTATGAGGCGGCAGTACAGGATACGGATGATGAGTTCAAGTCCGATCTGCAGAATGTAGTGACTGATAAATTCTACGCACAGTTAAAAGCCGGATCTCTTACAGGACACGAAACAACTTGGCAGATGGCTGTTGCAATGGCGATCGGAAAGGTTGTGGCTAAGTTCCAGAAGATGAAGAGAACGGCAACCGGAGTAGCTGTTTGGGTAAACACTCTGGATGTGTACAAGTATCTCGGTGCAGCAGATATTACACTGCAGACTGCATTCGGCTTCAAGTATCTGACAAATTTCCTCGGAGCGGATGTTGTATTTGTTACATCTGAGGTTCCGCAGAATGTTGTAATTGCAACACCGCTCAACAACATGATTGCATATTATGTTGATCCGGGAGATTCAGAATTCGCAAAAGCAGGACTTTCGTTCACAACGGATTCAGAGACAGGATTCATTGGGTTCCATACAGAGGGAACATATAGTCGTATGATTTCCGATAACTACGCAATCATGGGCTTACGTCTGTTCTGTGAATATTTAGATGCAATCGCATACATTTCTGTAGGCGAATCTGATACACAGACCTTAGGAACATTAAGCGTAACGTCAGAGGCTGGATCAGAAGCAGGGGATACAAAGCTGACGGTGAAAGAGCAACTGCTGTCACTAAGAAACTGCTGGAAATACAAAGATGCTGCAGCCGCAACTTCAGTAACTTACGGCATGGACGTTAAGAACTGGTCTAAGTGGGATGGTGAATCAGAGATTGCTTCGACAGCAGGGCACCATATCACACTGGTTGAATGTGATCAGAACTACAAAGCTGTTCGTTCTGGTGATGTAGCTGTAACTGTCAATCCAGGAGCATAGGAGGTAAGGAAGTATGTATAAGGTAATCAAACATTTTATCGATCTCCATGATAACGATCACTCTTATAACGAGGGAGATATCTTCCCTCGTGAAGGAGTAGATGTCAGCAAAGAAAGAATCGAGGAGCTGGCCGGCAGTAACAACAAACAGCACACTCCGCTGATCGAACTTGTGGAAGAAGATCCAGACAATACAGCCGGCACAGATACTGCAGAAAAAACATCAAAAGCCGGTAAGAAGAAAGCAGAGAGTAAGATGCCGGAAAACAAAGAGCTGGCAGAGTAGGAGGAGCGTATGATTGAAGATCTGAAAGTCTTGTTGGGACTGCCGGAAGAAATAGACGGAGCCTTAGAAAATAAATTGCTGTTAATTTTAAAGGCTACCAAACAAAGGCTGCGTTTCCTTCTTGGGGGGTTAGAGCCTCCGGAAGAGATGAATTATATCATTCTGGATGTGTCAATCATACGGTTCAACAGAATCGGTTCAGAAGGACTTTCCTCTCACAGTGTTGAGGGAGAAAGCCTTTCTTGGTCAGAAAATGATTTTGCGGGATACATGGATGATATCCGGGCATATCTGGATGATCAGAAAGAATCAAAGAAAGGTAAGGTGAGATTCCTATGAGATATGACACACCTATATACTTCCAGAAACTCACCCCTGGAGAGTATGATCCGGCTACCGGTAATTACGGGGAAGACACGATATCGGAAGATATGAAGTCTGCCTCAGTCATGGATACCGGTACGAATACGATGATGCTTGTCTATTCCGGAATTAAGGAAGGCAGCCTTACCATTCACCTGCAGAATCATTATGACCGGCCATTTGACAGGATTCGCGTAGGGAATAAAACATATGGCGTAGATTTCAGCAGGAAGCTCCGGACGAAGCAGGTATATGTTGTGTCGGAGGTGGTGTGATGGGAGTAAAGCTGATTGGTTTTGAAAAGTTGGAGGCTAAACTGACTAAAAACATGGATCTGTCTGCTGTTAAAACAGTAGTTAAGAAAAATGGAGCAGAAATGCAGAAAAAAGCTATGAAAGAAGCTCCTGTGCTCACCCATCATTTACAAAAGTCAATTATGTTGGAAATTACAGATGGCGGCATGACTGCAGAGGTTGAATCAACAGCGGAATATGCAGGTTATCAGGAATATGGAACGAGATTCATGAAAGGAAAACCGCATATACGCCCGGCATTTGATGAGCAGAAAGGTAAATTTAAGTCGGATTTGGGAAAACTTGTGAGGTGATAAGATGGATCCACAGCAGGAATTGTTCAGTGCTGTTTTGATGGCATTGAAAGAAAAATATGAGGATACGGGAGTTGGTGTGTATGACACGGATTTACCGCCTGAGGACACGCCGTATCCTTTTGTTTACCTGGCGGATTGCTCCGAGAGTGATCAGGCTACAAAAAATGAGATTATCGGCGAGACTAATCTGATGTTGAAAGTCTGGCATGATAATGTACGGCAGAGAGGAACGGTATCTGGTATCTTGGCAGATATCAAGAACATCTGCCGATCAATCGAACATACAGAACATTATGCCTGGAATATGCAAAGGCCGACACAGAGAATCTTGCCAGATACAACAACAAAACAGCCGCTTCTTATGGGAATCCTAGAAGTGGCATTTAAATTTAGTTAGGAGATGACAATAGTGAAGAACAGAAAGTTATTTGGACTGCAGTTATTTGCAGAAGCAGTAGCAGGAAAAAAGATCGTATATCTGTACCGTATCCTGAGTACAGAGAAAGATCATGATGCAACAGCACTTGCGTTTACAACAGAAAATGAACGTACAAAGTCGAAGGATGCTGATTCGACAGTGACAAAAGATGGTACAGTACGTACACCGGGGGCAGCAGAAGGAGAAATCACAGCATCAAGCCTTTTGAAAAAAGGAGATGAGTTCATCGATGAGTTGGAAGCAGCACTCGACGATGATGAAAAGATGGAGATCTGGGAAGTAAACTTAGCAGAGCCGCAGGCGAGCTCGACTGATAAATTTAAGGCAAAATACTTCCAGGGATATCTTACGGAAATTGATAAGACATCCAATGCAGAGGATAATGTAGAGTTATCATTGACATTTGGACTGGAAGGAAAAGGCGTAGATGGCTATGCAACAGTTACTGCAGAACAGCAGGAAGTAGCAGCATATGTATTTGCAGACACTCAGAAGACAGGAGCTTAAGAGGGCGAGAAGAATCGTCCTCTTTTTTTGATGTGCGACATCGCGCGGAAGGGAGATAAAACAATATGATGGAACTTACAATCAACGGAACAGTATATCAGTTTAAATTCGGGATGGGATTCTTAAGAGAAGCAAATAAGCTTACCGTAGTTCCGGTTCAGGGAATGCCGGGAACAACAAAAGAGATAGGAGCAAGGTATCTGATCGCTAGTGTTGTGGTTGATCAGGAACCGAATGCACTGGTAGATCTGTTAGATTTGGCGAATAAGGGAGAGAATCCAAGAGTAACAAAGGCAATGTTAGATTCTTACATTGATTCGGAAGAGGTAGACATCGATGAGCTCATGGAGAAAACAAAAGATTTTTTATCGAAAACAAATGCTACCAAGAAAGCAGTGAAAGAGATCTTGAAAGAGTACGAGGAACAGATGGCGAAGAAGAAGGCTCAGGAGCTGTAGAAGAAGACCTATATAAGACCGTAGCAAGGAATTGCTTCCGGTATTTTGGCTTCACGTCATTTAAACAGGTGGATCAGCTGACATTGGCAGAATATGAACTTATGATGGAGGCTTTAGAGCTTCGGATGCTTGACGAGAGTTTACATGAACATCGTCAGGCATTTTTGAATTTTGCGGTAAAGGCAGAAAAGAAAGCTGGCAAAGGCAAGACCAAACCAGTTTACAAGAGATTCCGGCAGTTCTTTGATTTCGATAAAGAACTGAAAAAAATGAAGAATCGAAGGAAACCATCCAGATTTGCTGGAATAACCAAACTGCTGGATAGAGAGGAGTGAGAGGATGGCAGAGTCGTATAGTGTAAAAGCAATATTATCAGCGCAGGACAAAAACTTTTCATCCATTATGAAATCATGCCAGGGATATGCAAATAATCTGAAAACTACTCTCACCGGCGGTCTTGGATTTGGTGCAATGGCTGCAATCGGCGGGAAGGCGATGTCGCTGGTGACAAATTCAGTCAGTGATTTGTCGAAAGAGACGATAGAAACATCGGATTCCATGTATAAGTTGCAGGCAGCTATGAGATTTTCCGGGTATTCCGAAGCGGAAATACAGAGAATAGCCGGAGCAACAGGTACATTAAAAACATATGCAGATAAAACAGTATTCTCCCTGCAGGATGTTATGGGTACATTCGGCTCACTTTCGGCAAATGGAATCAAAGACGCAGACAAGTTGACGGAAGCAGTCGGTAATGCAGTTGCTGTATTTGGTGGAGGTGCAAAGGAATATTCCTCGGTAGCACTTGCGTTTTCACAGGCAATGGCGGCAGGAGCTTTACATGCTCAGGATTGGAACCAGATCATTAATGCCAGTCCGCAGCTTGCTGGAGGCTTACGGAAAGAGCTGATTAAGCTGAATCCAACATTAGGGAACGACTTCAAAGGAGCAATGGAAAAGGGTGCAATTACCGCAGACATGCTCGGACAGGCTATCAATAACATTGGTATGACTGACATGGCGAAAGAAGCAGCCACATCCGTAACAACATTTGAAGGTGCTATGGGTAACTTAGAGGCATCTGCAGTAAGCGGAATGATGAAGCTTTATGATACTTTCGCAAAGCCTAAAGTGATTGATTCAATCAATGGGATGACCGGTAAGGTGGAGGCGGGATTTGACAAATTGTCCGTTGGAATTCCAAAAGCAATCGAACTTATATCTCCATACTGGAACGTGCTGAAAACAGATGCAAAAGAGGTAGGGACAGCCTTTGGAGAGGCAGCTGGTGCGATTATTGACGAAGTACAGGAACTTACCGGAGCATTTGGAAAAAAGGAAAGTGTGGATAATTTCTCTGAAAGCATGGGAACAGCAACAGATGCATTAACTACATTTGCGGATTTTCTAAAAGATCATGATAAAGAAGTGGCAAAAGCAATTACGCTGTTACCGAAATTATATGTTGCTTTTAAAGGCTTTAAAATAGTCAGTGCAATCGCCCCTGGTGTCAAAACTTTTGCGGGCGCAATTGTAAGCATGACAGGAAAAGGAATAGCGACGCTGGCAGGTAAGTTATTTGGCGTAGCAGCGGGTGAAAAAGCGGTAGGCACTGCAAGTAAAGAATCATCAGGGACTATCGTAGAATCAGCAAAAGCATTTGTAGCGATCGGAGCAGGAGTAGCATTGATTGCAGCAGGATTTTCCCTTTTGGCATATTCAGCCGTGCAAATCGCACAAGCTGGACCACTGGCAGCAGGAGTACTGATCGGCATGACGGTTGCAGTGGCAGGCTTAATGGTTGTTGCCAAAAATGTGGCGCCGGCTATGACGGTCGGAGCAACCGGATTCATTGCCTTTGGTGCGGCTGTCCTGATAGCGGCAGCGGGGATTGCTGTATTATCACTGGCGGCTGTTAATCTGGCGAATGCGGGACCGCTTGCTATAGGCTGTATGGTTGGTATGGTTGCGGCAATTGCCGGACTTGCCCTTGGCGCAGCAGCACTAGGACCGGCATTGACAGCCGGAGCAGTAGGTCTCGTTGCCTTTGGTGTAGCTATATTACTGGTTTCAACCGGAGCACTGCTGGCAAGTGTTGGGCTTGCCATAGTAGCAGGTGTGCTTCCGACCATTGTGCAATATGGAATTCAGGGAGCGGCTTGCATCGCAACTCTCGGAGCAGGCATGATCGTATTTGGCGCTGGGGCTGCAGTAGCCGGAGCGGGATGCATTGTCCTTGGTGCCGGACTTGTAGTGGTAGGTGCCGGACTTACGGTGGTTGGTGCAGCTGTCCTGATTGCGGCAGCGGGTGTGTTGCTTCTGGCAGCAGGAGCACTTGCCCTTGGCGCCGGTCTTACGGTAGCTGGGGCAGGACTTCTGTTGATGGGAGCTGCATTCCCTGCTGTATCATCCGGAGCTTTAGCAACGGTAGGAGCACTGACAGCCTTAACAGCATTATCATTAGGTCTTGCGGCTGGAATGGGAGCATCGGCTGTTGTAGTGGTAGCATTTGGAGCTGCTATGGCAGGCGGCGCAGTTGGCACCCTTGCAATGGTGGTAGCATTAAAGTCTGTTAATTCAAGCATGAAATCAATTGCATCCAATGCGAAGAGTGCTCAGAGCTCTTTAACAAGTATGAGATCCAGTGTGAACGTAGTGAATGCAGGACTGGATGCACTGGGAAGTAAGGCAAAATCTGCTATCAATGCGCTGATCAGTCAATTTACAAATGCAGAAGGAAAGGCAAAAAGCTCTGGTAATGCAGTTGGAAATAATTTTAATAGTGGAGTGTCAAGTGGCATGAGTCGCGCAGTATCTACGGCAAGATCCATGTCTGCGTCTACAGTATCAGCCATGAGATCAGCTGGATCCGGTTCATACAGTTGCGGTGTATATATAGGAGCTGGTCTTGCAAATGGTATGGCAAGTCAGGTTGGGCGTGTAAGATCTGTTGCGGCGCAGTTGGCAGCTGCAGCAGAGGCGGCAATTGTAGCAAAAGCTAAGATTGGAAGTCCGTCCAAGGTTACTCATAAACTGGGCGGCTATTTCGGTGAAGGATGGGTAAATGGAATTTCTGATAGGGTCACAGATGCGAAAAAGGCAGTATGGAAACTGGTAGACATTCCGGATTTAGTTCCTGTTCCGGAAATTGGAGCTGGATTAAGAATCGGCATCGAAGATTTGAATGATGATTATGACTACACCAGAAACGAAACCTATACCATTTACGTCCCTGTTGAAGTAGATGGCCGGCAGGTGGCAAAGGCAACGGCGAAATACACCAAAGAAGAAATTGAACAGCAGCAGAAAAGAGATCTTCGAAAGAAAGGCATGAGATAAGGAGGGCAGATATGTATAAATTTGTAGACACTACAGAGAGACAGGAAGAGCAGATACTGCCCTCCGAAGCTCTCAATTTTAACGGAGTCTATTTTGAAAATGTAATCCCCGGATATCGGACACTATATGTGTCCGGCCGGGAGATGATCGAAACAGAAATTACAGATTTGGATACGGAGATTATGGATGGATCCAGATATCGAAGAAAACGGTATAAGCCGAGAACGATCACTGTCGGGTATCAGCTGATCGCTAAGAGTAATGCGGAATTCCGGAATGCTTATAACAAATTGAATTCATTACTTGATGTGGCAGAAGCGAAGCTGATCTTCTTGGACGAACCGGATAAGTATTATGTTGGAACGAAGGTGAATGCCGGCGATGTGCCGCATGGCAGGAATGCGATCACTGCAGAAATTGAGTTCTATTGCTCAGATCCATTTAAATATTCCGTAGAAGAGTACGAGGTTGCGCCAACTGCAGATGACGGGACAACATTTGTTGTTGATTATAAAGGAACGTATAAAGCACATCCAACGTTCGAAGCAGCGATGGAAAATGGAGAGAATGGATTTGTCGGATTCGTTGATCAGGATAAACATATTTTACAGTTCGGAAACATCGAAGAGGAAGATGGGGAGACGTACAAAGAAAATGAGACATTGGCTACGCTTCAGGACTTTTTCAATGCACCGGATGATACATCTGGAACGGATTTTATGCATCCTTTCTACGGAGCAAAAGGATCCCTCGGAACATCAACATGGTTTAATACCAAGTTCCTCTCTTTGAAGTCTGCAGGGCAACAGGTTGGCCGCGCAAACGGTGGACTCAGAACCATCATTCTTCCGGCGGACTCAACCGGTGATCAGGAAGGGTGTCAGAACTTTTATTCTTATTTCCATATCCTGTTTTATGCCGGATTGATGGGACAGACCGGAGAAATGTGTATTAACTACCTGACAGCAGACGATAAGCTTATTGCCGGTGTGAACTGGTATAAATCGGATATGAGCGGAAATACAGGACATTATGATCTAGTCTGCTACAATCCGAACAAGAAGAGTACCGATCAGCAGGCGGGACGTGTGCTGAAAACGTACACTTATATGACAAGTCATCTGCGGAAGCAAAATCCGTGGTACTGGAACTGGGGACATTGTGATCTTAGAAAAGAAGGCAGTAAACTTACATTTTTCTATAATGGCAGTTATCCGAGCTTCAATATTCCGGAAATAGCGGATATGAAATGTGCCAAGATTCAGATTGCGATTAAGCAGAGAGGAACAAGATCAGGGAATAAGTATCTTACATACAACGGGATCAATGCTTTTTATTTTCAAAAGTTGCACGTAGAAAAATGGAGAGATGTACCGAATAAATTTGCGCAGGACTGCAGTTTGATTGCAAATTGTTCAGATGGATCAATCCGGATGAATGGTCTGCCAAAGCCGGATCTGGGAGCTCTTGGAAATGACTGGGAAACATTTTGCTTGAAGCCGGGAGTTAATCAGGTTCAATGCTTGTGCTCCAGCTGGGCGAAGAAACCGACGTTTAAAATGAAGTACAGGGAGGTGTTCTTGTGATCATATATTTTGCTGACAGGGCAATGAACATTCTTGGATCAGCATCTACCGGACTGCCGAAGGGACTAATAATTACAAATGATAAAAAGACAGAAGAAATATCCGAAGGCGTGGCAATCTTTGAATGCAATTTGGATTACAATTTTGTAAATCCGGATGAGGACGAAGAACAGGAAGTTGATGTGAAGAAGCTTGCTGCAGTAGGAAATTTCATCTTAAAACAGAGTGCGGACAGCAGTGAAGTGGAAGTATATACGATTATTGATTCGACGATAGATCCGATTCAAAGGGATGCCTCCATCTATGCTGAAGATGCGGGACTGGATCTGTTAAATGAAGTGGTCGGAAAATATGCTGCAGATAAAGCTTATAACATTGCCTATTACATTAATAAATTTGCATATGATTCTGGATTTGAAATCGGAATCAATGAGGTAAGTAATCTTACAAGAAAGTTGTCCTGGGATGGTGAAGACACAGCGACAAAGAGATTACTGAGTGTAGCTACACAGTTTGACAACGCTGAGATTGGATTTGGCTTCAAAGTCGAGAATATGGCTGTGACTGGAAAATACATCAATGTGTATAAGAATAGGGGGAATGATTCGGGTGTTACTTTGAATGTTGGCAAAGAGGTTAGCGGATTTCGAATCAAGAGTTCCATCGCAGATCTTGCAACAGCATACCGCTGTACCGGCGGAACACCGGAAGGATCAGAAAATCCGATTACATTAAATGGTTATAAGTACGATGATGGAGATTTTTATGTAGAAGGATCCTATGTGAAATCCCGGAAAGCACTGGAAAAGTGGAGCCGGTATCAGATTAAGACAGAAAAGAATAAGAATGATGTTGGACATATCGTAAAATCCTTTACATACGATACGACATCGAAATCTGAATTGTGCAATCGAGCCGTATCCAGTCTTAAGAAGATCTGTGATGAAGCTGTTACCTATGAGGTAGAGTTGTTATATCTTCCAGATGGGGTGAAGGTAGGTGACACGGTATCCATTGTTGATGATGACGATAATATATATCTTACTGCAAGACTGTTGAAATTAGAGATGTCAGAATCGAACGATACAAAAGAAGCAGAGCTAGGGGATTATGTAAGACAGGGAAGCGGTATTGATGCAAAAGTTATGGAGTTGGCAGAGCGATTTGAGAAGATCGCTAAGAATCGTAATTTTTATACATGGACAGCCTTTGCAGATGATGAAAATGGAACGGGAATTTCGGCCAATGCTTACGGAAAAGATTATCTCGGAATCGCTACGAACCGGCTTGCGAAAGAAGCTGATCTTTCCGATCCGACGCAGTACACATGGGTAAAGATAAAAGGTGAGCAGGGCATTCCGGGAACAGCGGGTAAAGATGGTAAAACAACATATTTCCATATGAAATATTCGGCGGTACCGAACCCGACATCATACAGTGACATGACGGAAACACCAAACAAATATATTGGAACTTATGCAGATTATGAACTGGATGACAGTACAGATCCATCGAAATATACGTGGGGAAAATTCCAAGGCGACAACGGCGAAGATGGTGCAGATGGAATTCCAGGGAAAAATGGAGAGAACGGCGAGACGAGTTATGTGCATTTTGCTTATGCGACCAGTGCGGATGGAAAAACTGGATTTTCGACAACAGATACTGTCGGGAAAACATATATGGGACAGTATGCAGATTTTGAAAAAGCTGATTCTGAAGATCCGACAAAGTATCGGTGGAGTAAATTTCAAGGTCCCCAGGGCCCACAAGGTGAACAAGGACCACAAGGCTTGCAGGGGTTACAAGGTGAGAAAGGTGAACAGGGTATCCCCGGTCCAACAGGAGAGACAGGTGCCACCGGAGCAACAGGTCCCCAAGGACCGGCAGGCAAAGATGGAACGAACGGAAAGACCAGTTACTTCCATATAAAATATTCCCCTGTAGAGAATCCAACCTCATCTCAGATGTCAGAAATACCGAATACCTATATCGGAACCTACGTGGACTATACAGAACAGGATTCGACAGATCCAAGCAAATATACCTGGTACAGATTCCAAGGCTTACAGGGCGCACAGGGAACACAGGGAATCCCAGGAACCAATGGTGCAGATGGGAAAACATCATACTTGCACATTAAATACTCCAATGATGGCGGTAAGACATTCACATCAAATTCTGGAGAAACAGTCGGGGATTACATTGGACAGTGTACGGACTTTAATCGGGCGGATCCTACTACGGTGGGAGCTTATACATGGAGTAAGATCAAAGGTGAAACAGGAGCGAAAGGCGAAAAAGGAGATAAGGGAGCCACAGGAGCTACAGGTCCTCAGGGACCTCAGGGAGTGAAAGGTGATACTGGTGCGACCGGACCACAAGGTGTAAAAGGTAATACAGGACCACAAGGACCACAGGGGCCACAAGGGCAGACAGGAACAGCTGGTAAAGATGGACAAATGCTCTATGCGACATGCGATACTGCAGCTGGAACCGTAGCGAAAGTTGCAAGTTTGGCGGCTGGAACATTATCTCTCAAAGCCGGAGCAACAGTAGCTGTTAAATTTACTTATGCAAATACCGCATCCAGTCCAACACTTAATATTGCTGGTACAGGTACAAAAGCAATGTATATCCAAGGTGTCCGGGATGTATATTGGACCGACGGAGCAACCGTAACCTTCACATATGACGGTATAAACTGGAGAGTGGCATCCGAACCAGTATATGCGCCAACAGCTACGATCGGTAATGCTGCTGGATTCAATGTGTTTATAGATGGAACCAGTGTACAAGTTAGGAAGGGGACTGAAGAACTTGCATCCTTCAAAGGTGACGAGATTCGATTAGGAGAGGGTGTCGATTGTGCAAAAGTATTTATAGGTGATCTGGAAATAGGTGTAGATGGAGCAGAAACATATCTTAGAAATTCATCTACGAGAATTTCAACGAAGGCATCACATGAGGGCGGATCGGCATCAGTACCATCAGTAGTCGTTAATGATACAGATACGTATGTGAACGGCGAGAGTATGACTGCTTTATTTACAAAGGTGGATAACAAGACGAACAGAGAGTGGACATTACTAAAGAACCAGACCTCAGCAGGAAACTCCACAATTACAGTCGATGTATCGCAGTATTCAGAGTTCATGATCACGTGCGGACTTGCAAGCAGTACAAATGGAAATTATTACCGAGAACTTGCAAGCACGATCGTACCGGCACAGGTATTAACAAGTCGTTCTGTTGTAGATCACGGGTCCGGTTCACATCAAGCATATTATTCTAGTGCATACAATGGTGGGATCTCATATTTGAGTAGCAACAAGATTAAAATCTACAACAACGGAGGTATCACAAGATTATACGCAAGATAATCGGTTGAAAATGAATCTTTCTTGGAAAACTTCTCCTTCTGCTGTATAATGACAGTGGAAGGAGAGTGTAGTAATAATGAATAAAATGTTACAGTTCTTTAGCGAAAATAAAGATGCTTTAACTTCAATCGGAATATTACTTACTTTTTTAATCAGCAGTATTTCGCTTTATTTTTCTGTTAGAAACAACAAAGCAGTACATTATGTCAATGCTGTTACCCAAAATAGAGTTGAGTGGTTATACAAATTCAGAGAATATATATCAGATTTGATTAGTACAACAACGATTGATAATGTAGACAAGGGGATGAAAGATTCAGATACATATAGAAAGCATATAAGTGAAATAGAAAAATTGAGATTTTTAATACATATGCATTTAAATTTTTCAGATGAAATTGATAGGAATATTGATAGGTGCGTAGAAAAGCTAGTCTTTTATTACCAAGGACTGCGTGCTTCGTATTTACGATATTATGAAAAAGAATGTTACGAAAAAGAGTTTCGCCAAGAATTGGAAAAATATTTGATAAATAGGAGTATATGGGAAGAAAAACTCTTGAGACATGTTCGAGTGTATCTGAAATTTGAATGGAATAGAATTAAAATCGAAGCGACTGGAAGGACATATAAGAAAAATAAGCAATGTGAAGATTTGAAAAAATTATATGAATTATATGATGGCAATAATAAGAAGAATCATAATGAGAGAGGTTAACACCTCTCTTTTTCTATGCAAGGAGGTGAATACATGGAAATCAGAGCGAGACCGAAAGGTCTTATTTTTATACGCAAAATTAAAAAATCGAGGTACATAGAGTGTATGTAGACGTAAACACAATCATTACTGCCGGAAGCTTATTAACGGCCGTAGTGGTTATCTTTTCTGCTGTTTTCGCAGTATACAAGTGGTATTTAAGACAGAATGAGCAGGATAAAGAGATAGAGAGAATGAAATCGGAACAATGTTTGCTTACTTATGGAATTCTGGCTTGTCTGAAAGGTTTGAAAGAACAGGGATGTAATGGACCTGTTACAGAAGCAATAGACAAGATTCAGAAGCATATAAATAAGCAAGCGCATGATCAGGAGGATTAAGCATGGATATTAGTACATTAGGAACAGTAGTAGGGATTGTAGCAATCTGTTATGTAATTGGACTTGGCTGCAAGGCATATGAGAAAATTCCAGACAAATGGATTCCGGTCATCATGGCCGTATGTGGCGGAGTTCTGGGCGTTGCCGGACTCTATACAATGCCGGACTTTCCAGCCGGTGATGTGATTAATGCAGTTGCGGTCGGAATGGCCAGCGGATTAGCGGCAACTGGAGTAAATCAGTTATATAAACAGCAGTGTAAGTAGAGGGCGATTATTCGCCCTCTGACATATTATATAGTGTGCGACGTCGCACAGAAAGGAGCAATTATGGCACATTTATTTATTATAGCCGGACACGGAGCCGGTGACAGTGGAGCAGTTGGATACGGCTATACAGAGGCAGAGAGAGTCCGGGCACTTGCAAGACGAATCGTAGCATACGGAGGAAGTAATGTTACTCTTGGAGATACAAACCGGAACTGGTATGCCGACAAAGGCATTAGCTCACTCAATATTCCAAAAAGCTATCAGATCTTGGAGCTTCACATGGACAGCGGAGTAGCTATGGCAAAAGGCGGTCACGTAATCATCAAGGAAGGATACTCTCCAGATCAGTATGATACAGCACTCGCCAACTTCATCGGTTCATTCTTCCCTGGCAGAGCAAATAAGGTAGTAGGCAGAGCGCATCTTGCCAACGTCAATCGTGCAGCTGCAAAAGGTTACAGCTATAGACTTCTGGAAAATGGATTCATTACAAACCAGGGAGATCTCAACAAATTCAATTCCAAGATCGATGACTTGGCAAGAGGGATCCTCAAAGCATTCGGAATCACGTCTGCAGCACCAGTAGCATCAGTCAAGAAGACAGAACCTGTCGATGGAGAGATCAAGTCCGGTGGAGTATTCCAGAGCAAGACGGATAAGTTTGGTACAATCTCATATCAGGCTCACATGAGAAGTGCTGGCTGGGGAGCTTGGCAGTCTGACGGATTAATGGTCGGTTCAACAAACCAGAATCGCCGGATCGAAGCACTGCACATCCAGCCGGTCGGAGAAACAGATGTTGTTGTCCATATGAAAGGAATCGGAAACAAAGAATACAAGAACATTACCAAAGACACGCTGATCGGAACCACCGGACAGAACAGAAGACTGGAAGCAATCCGGATCACCGGAAAGGAATCTTTCTACCTGTACAGAGTCCACCAGAAGAGTATTGGCTGGTCAGAATGGGCCAACAACGGAGAGTGGGCTGGTACGACCGGAAAAGGTCTGCAGATGGAAGCACTGGAGATTAAGAAATCCATGTTTTCAGTCGAGCCACACGTACAGAGCAAAGGCTGGTTGTCACCAAGAGCCGCAGAGAATGTGATCGGTATCACCGGCCATGCATTACGTCTGGAAGCACTCAGAATCAACCCATACGGAAAGACGATCAAAGCGAAAGCACACATCCAGAGCAAAGGCTGGGTGGATTACGGCACGATCACCAAAGATACGATCATCGGTACAGTTGGAGAAAAGAAACGTATTGAGTGCTTATGTTTCGAAGGCGACTTCGAATACCGTGTTCATATCCAGAGTTCCGGATGGACAGACTGGACAAGAGCCGATGGAGTAGCTACTCTTGGAACCGTAG